GGCTATGCAGAAAAGCGGCAGCAGTTGAAGGTCAAAGATTTTGACGAGGCTGAAGTGACTGTGCAGGACGAGTTGTCTAACACCCAACAAGGTATGATCTTGCAGGGTGCTGAGAACCCCGCGTTAGTAGTATACGCGTTAGGTAAGAACCCCAAGAAAGCGAAAGAACTGGCTGCTATCAAAGACCCTGTTAAATTCGCTTTTGCGGTAGCTAAACTGGAGACTACTTTGAAAGTTACTAACCGTAAAGCAACAACTAAACCCGAAGCAACGCTGAAAGGCGGCGCACCAAAATCAGGTTCAGTTGACTCAAACTTAGAACGGCTTCGCGCTGAAGCAGAACGTACCGGCGACTATACTAAAGTCATCCGCTACAAGAACCAGAAGCGTGCGGCCTCTTAATTAAATTTTTAGAGGTAATAAATCATGGCTAACGCATTTAGCAAAGAAGAACGCGTAGCGTTCGAACAACTCTTGGAAGGTTTCCAAGACGCCCTAGTATTGTCACGCAACGTAAGTGTATACAACACTGACCAAGCGATGATGGAACGCACTAATGACACCGTATGGCGTCCAATGCCTTATATCGCTGAGTCAATTGACGCAGCACCAGGCACTGACATTAGCTCTTCATTCAAAGACTTCACTCAATTATCAGTACCTTCAAGCATTGGTTACAACAAAACTGTACCCTTCAGCTTGAACGCTAAAGAATTGCGTGATGCTCTTCAAGAAGGTCGCTTAGGCGATGCAGCTAAGAAGAAATTGGCTTCAGACATCAACGTAGCAGTGATGAATGTTGCTTCTAGCCAAGGTACTTTGGTGGTATCTCGCACTGGCGCAGCTTCAGGCTTTGACGATGTAGCAGAGTGTGAAGCGATCATGAACGAGCAAGGCATTATGTCCTCTGACCGTTACTTGGCGCTTTCAACTCGTGACTACAATGGCATGGCAAGCAACTTGGCCGGTCGTCAGAACATGACTGATCTTCCAAAATCAGCTTACCAACGCGCCTATGTAGGCATGGTTGCTTCATTCGACACTTACAAGTTGGATTACGCTAACCGTTGCGCTGCTAACGCTGCGACTGTCACTATGAACACAACCGGTTCACAGATCGACTACGCTCCTGCGGCAACTAGCACTGCAGTCGGCGGCAAGATCAACGTTGACAACCGTTACCAACAAATCACTGTTAGCACCACCACTGGCGTAGCCGCTGGCGACTGCTTCACTGTTGCAGGTATCAACGCGGTCCACCACATCACTAAGCAAGACACTGGACAGTTGAAAACTTTCCGCGTGATCTCTGTGGACAGTGGTACAACTATGACTATCTCACCCCCAATGATCTCTGGCGGTGGCGGTACTGACGCTGAAGCGCAATACCAGAACATCACTGACGCAAGCACTTCTGCTACTGCGGCTTTGACCTTCTTGAACATTGCAGCGGCTAACATCAACCCATTCTGGCACAAAGACGCTATCGAGTTGATGCCTGCTCGTTACGCGATCCCTGGTGATGCTGGTGTGAACGTATTGCGTGCTGCTACCGACCAAGGTATCGAGTTGGCCATGAGCAAGTTCTACGACATCAACACCATGACCACCAAGTACCGTGTAGATACGCTCTTCGGTGTGACTTGTGTCAACCCAGAAATGGCCGGTGTATTGTTGTTCGGTCAGTCTTAATAGACGGTTCCAAGGGGAGCTTCGGCTCCCTTTTCCATTTATGATTGAGGTTAAATCATGGCGACTAAATTATTTAAGCTATTATCTGGTGATACCTATAAGCGTATAATTGTTCAAGACCCAGCGCCTTACTTGGCTGATGGTTGGTCTTTAACGCCTGCTAAGCCAGAAGAGCCAAAGAAAGAAGTGAAGAAAGCGACCCGCAAGAAAAAGGATTAAGGTATGGCGTATTCAAAAAGACAGTTCGTTACGGCGGCCTTTGAAGAAATCGGACTGGCTAGTTTTGTATACGACCTGACAGATGCAGAATTACTGAGCGCTTGTAAGCGCTTGGACACTATGATGGCCGACTGGAATGCTAGAGGGATACGCATTAGCTATCCTATTCCATCGACCCCAGAAACCACCAACATTGACGAAGAGACTAATGTTCCGGATGCCGCTAACGAGGCGATCATCCTTAACTTGGCTGTAAAGATTGCTCCAGGCTATGGCAAGCAAGTCTCACCCGACACCAAAGTGGGCGCTAAGTATGCGCTTAACACGTTAATGGGTTGGATTGCCGCCAACAACATGATAGAAAAACAACTACCCAGTACATTGCCAGCCGGTGCAGGAAATAAGACCTGGCGCTATGGCGATCCGTTTATTGCTGACCCATCCAACCCGCTGCAAACAGGCGCAGACGGTGTGCTAGACATTCTTGAGGTATAAAGATGACAACCATTAATAAATTAACGGTCACTGATGAGCTAGTACCAGCGGACAAGGTGGCGGTGTGGGACACCAGTAATAGCGACACACGAGGCGCAACCTTAACAACATTATTGCGCTTCTTCCAAGATAACTTCAGTGAGACTCAATATGAGGCTCCATCTGCTAGTGGCTTTATCATCACACTGGACAAGCCCACTGAAGCGTCTACGCTGATTATCCTAACGCCTGATGCCGGTTATGCTGAAGGCAACCTGGTATTGCCTAGTGGCACAGACCGCTTTGACGGTCAGATCGTGGGCATTATCTGCACTGAGCCTGTCACTGACTTTAACATCACATCAACAGGCTCTACTATCGTAGGTGCGCCTGCGACATTGGGGGTGTATAGCTCATTCACTTTGCGCTACAGCCACCAAGACACTACATGGTACACCCTAGACACCACTGGCGTGGGTCAAGGCTCTGCATCGATCACTCGCAATGACTATGTAGGCACAGGCTCACAAACGGTCTACACGCTTACCACAGAGCCTGAGACAGTCAACAACACTCAGGTGTATATCGATGGTATTTACCAAGAGAAAAACACCTACGGCGTGTCTGGTACCACTCTGACCTTCACTGAGGCACCCCCGCTGAATGCTACTATTGAGGTGTTGGTGATTGCTGCAGGTGCGATCCTACCGTCTGCGTATTCTGGCCAGGTGGTGACAGCCACTGCCGGTCAAACCGTATTTACCACTACGACTACCTTCACCCCTGGTGCTAACTCTTGCCTGGTGTTTGTGAACGGTCTGCGTGTGCTACCAGGTCAGGACTACATTGAGACAGACAGCAACACCATCACCTTCACCTACGGTGTGAACGAAGGCGATCAGGTTGCATTTTTGATTGGTCGAATTATTAACGAGACTATTGGCGCTGAACAGGTAGGCTATCAACCTGCGGGTACTGGTGCAGTTGCTACGGACGTACAGACTAAACTGCGTGAGACAGTATCAGTAAAAGACTTCGGTGCAGTCGGTGACGGTGTTACAGATGATACTGCTGCTATTCAGGCTGCTATTGATAGCGGTGCTACTGCTGTTTATGTACCGAAGGGCGACTACCTTGTAGCCTCTTTGTCTATTACGTCTAAAACTAGATTAAAGATTTACGGTGAAAAATCTAGGTTATTTAATACAGCTGTACAAGCTAATGGTGTATTTAGGATTAGAGACAGTTTTGATATTGAAATAAGCGGTCTGCGTATTGAAGGTACTGGAACAACAGTTACATTAACCAGTGGCTACCAGAATCACGGTATTTACGCTAGTGGGTGCGATGGTTTATTTATCAATAGCTGTGACGTATATAACATGACTTCTGGTGGTATTCTCGCCGTTGAGTCAGTAAATGTACGTATTGAAAAAAACCATTTTTACTTAAACAACGATATGTTTGATATAGCGTTCGGTTACGGCACAACAGATAATCAATTAAACCGCTGTTGGATTACCGGCAACTTGTGTGAAAGCAACAATAGCTACGGAATCCATGTTCAAGGCACAGGGCAAAACATCAACATTTCAAACAACCGTATTCAGAATAAACACGAATATGGGATCATGGTATATACCTTTACGTCAAGTGGCACAGTATGGAAAAGGATTGTAGTTGCAGACAATATTGTAGATAACATTAGCAATAACCCAGACTGGGCAACACTTGGGTATTACAGCGGTATGGGTATTTATTTACAGACTGTAGATAAAGCTACAGTCACAGGAAACGTTGTAACCAATACATTAATCTCTCGTCCTGATGTGGCTGTTCCAAATAGAACTCTTGCGCCTGCGGCTATTTCTTTGAACGGAGTCACTAACTCAACTTGTTCGGGCAACACAGTAGAGGGGAGTGAAATTGATGGCATTGATATTGTCAACATTGGATCAACTCAAGATGGCACAGTAGTTTCTAATAACTCTTTGACGGACATTAACTGGCATGGGGTGTATGCCCAGGGCACTAGAAATATTTCGATTGTCAGTAACGCCATTAGTGGTAGGTCAACAGGTACAATTTACGGCGCAGGTGTTGCAGTACAAGGACATAGCACGGCAGCTACTTCTGAAGTATCTATTTGCTCTAATGTAATAAGAGATGGATTTAATAACGGAATAGCTGTTGGGCCGGGAACAGGAACTTCTGTTGATGGTGTTGTATTGTCAGGCAATGAAATTACAGATATGACATTAACGTATATCTCTCTTGCTTCAATCAATGATATATCTATTACAGGAAACGTAGTTAGGAATGTATCTGCGGCCCACGCAGCTACAAGCTACGGGCTACAGCTTAGCACTGTAAATAACTTTAGTATTAGCGGAAACTCTTTGATAGGTAACTCAACAAATAAACTTAATCGTGGTCTTGCTGTTACTAGCTCTGCACAGGGAACAATAAGCAACAACACAGTTATTAATATTAGTGATGTGTTCTATTCAATTTTACTGTCATCCAATACTGAGGTATTCCCTTATCTAAACCATTGCGATAGGACAACTGGGCCTATTCTTGGAGCGCACAACATCGGCAACAATCACGGATCAGACACAAGCTATTCGGTTCTGTACAAAACCAGTGTCCCCGTGGCAGGAGACGGTTTTTTTGCTGCGGGTAGTTTGTGTTGGAATTTAAGCCCTTCTGTAGACGGTAACAATATGGTGCTTAGCCATTGGAGATGTACTGCCGCAGGTACTCCCGGCACTTGGTCTGCTCAGTACTTATCTACTGTTAGCCCTGCAACCTAAACAAACAGGAGTCTATATGAGCTTCAAAAACGACAATGGCATGTGGCTTAACTACCCATGACTCTACAAGACTTCAACAAAGCCTCTTAGGAGGCTAATCCAAACAACTAAAGAAAGAAAGGATGTAAACAAATGACACAAACACGAATTAAGGCTAAACAGGCCACTTACAAGAGTGATGCAACTGGAGCAGCGGTACGAAACCTGCATGACAAGCTAGGCGATACCGTATCGGTGAAGGACTTTGGTGCAGTCGGTGATGGTGTTACAGATGACACTGCTGCTATTCAGGCTGCTTTGAATGCTACTAGAGGCATTGTTAGATTCCCAACTGGCACGTATGCAGTTTCTTCAACGCTAGTTCTGCCTAATGATACTCGTATTATAGGTGAGGGTGCAGGTGCTTATTTCCAAGGGGATGGTTATGATCGAATCACTGTGATCCAACCAAGCGCAGGTTTTAGTGGAACAGAGGTGATACGGGCTGACCCTGCTGATAACTCCCCTTCGTCTATCTACAGGTTCGGTATATCAATACAAGATATTACTATTGATATGACTAACAAAACAACCAGTCAAATCACTGGCATTTTACTTAACTCTGTTACTAATACTGAAACATTTAGCAATATACGGATCATAAATAATGATAGCGGCATAGCTTTGTATATCGGGCAGAGCGCTAATGTATCTTCATTGGAATCGGACGGTTTGGTTTTCCAGAACATTTACACGCTTTGGAAAACAGGTGGTCCGACTACAACACTTCCTGTGCTACGTATAGATTCAGCAAACGAAGTAGCTTTCTACGGCTGTAAATTCCAAGGGCCGGATGCAAGTTCGGCAGGGACAGCAGCGGCTTTGATTGTTGCAGGTAGTGGGCATACAGTAAATGATGTTAGTTTTACTGATTGTAGCTTCACGGGGATGGAAACAGGCGTGAAGATTGAAAGCTACGCTGGAGCTTCGCAAGGGGCTAGGTGGATCAGGGTAAATAACTCTATGTTTGAAGGCCCGAAATACGGCGTTCAATCTGTAGGTGTTGCTACTAAACCTATTCAATTTTGTACATTTAGGGACAACCGACACCAAGGCACACAGTCTGGTGGATACACTTATAATTTCCAAGCCTACACAAATAATTCAAGCATAACATTTGATGACTACATACCTTCTGGCGGGTCTGGCGCAGTTTTTTGTGCGGCTAACGCTACAGGCAATATGTTTTTAGGCACCCCTAGCCAAGTAGATAATCTAGGCGCAAACAATATTTGTTTAGGTCGCGACGTTGGCGAGTTGCAAGTATTAAATGAAGCTGCAAATTCAGTTTTTAATGTAGAAGCTGAAAACGGGTATGGAGCGCAGTTTAAACTTACTTCAAACTCCCAAGCGTGGACTACTGTAGCCTACGGTACGCTATCTGGAAATTCTGGGCTACTACGCTTAGTAAATAACACGGGTGATGTTGTGCAGTTTGATAATAATTCTTCTGCGGGGCAGACGCGATTTTGGATATACGATGTAGACAATGGTCAACTTGAACGTGTTACGGTAGGTGCGGCGGATTCCGGTGGGGCGGGATGGAAAGTTTTACGGATTCCTAATTAACAACTAGAGGCAACCCATGACCCTAGAAGACTTCAACAAAGCCTACAGCTACAAGGCAGATCCTGCTAAGTACGACCAATGGCTGATCCCTAAGCTGGAAGCTGGCTGCATACAAGACGATTGCGATGGCTATTCATTAGCCATCCTGTACTACGTCCTGGCCGACCAATCTCTGTTGAAGTTTTGGTGGTTGCTACTTACATCAGCTAAGATTTACTACGTCACTAACGAAGGTGCGGGTCATGC